GTCGAAGATCACGCAGGAGGGCTTGTAGCCGTGTTTAGAAAAGGACTCCGAGGACATTACCGCCAGTTGCCCCACCGTGACCCACTGCACGGTCCCGTTTTCCGCCCGCTTTCTCTGCCGGTACTCCACCCGCTTCTGTGATCGGATGACCTTCAGCTCGCCCCTGGCGATCATCTTCGCGGTCCAGGGCGCCGTTTCCAGCATGAACACCGCCGCCCGAAACACGATCCCCGCGTTATCCCGGTCCGCCGCGCACAGATAGACCTCGGCGTTCAACTCGCCGTCCCCGAACAGATGATAGAGGGCCAGGGCGGCGGCCAGCTCGCTCTTTCCGTTCTTCTTTGGGATCTCCAGGTAGAGATACTGGTATTTACGCAGCTCCTCCCCGCTTCCCTCGTCCCGGTCCATGGAGCCGTAAAACTCCATCAGCGTCTCCCTCTGCCAGTCATACAGGCGAAAGGGCTTTCCCGTGTCCGTGGTCGGCAGCCGCTCCACAAAGTCGCACACAAACTGCCCGTTCTCCGGTCTGCTCACTTCCATGGGCTATTTCCCCGCCGCTCTGGCCTGTCTGGCCCGCAGAGCCTGGGTAAACTCGTCCACTTCATCCGCCTCCACGGCAGCGGCGGCAAGCGCCGGCGGGACCACCAGGCGGCACCTGGAGGAGACCGACAGTCCCATGGCTTCCGCACACTGTCTGCACTGCTTGAAATAGCTGCTCTGCACTCCGGTCCACTCACGGGCCAGCTTCTCATCCTTGGCCCGGATGGCGGTGGAGGCCAGCTTGTCGGCCCGCACCCAGCGGTCCCTGGACACCAGGAACTGGCCCAGCACATCCCGGTCCAGTTCCGCGTACAGTCCGGCCAGCCGCAGAATTTCCCCAATCTCATGAAACTCCCGGTGAAACCGCTTCATGAGCCAGGCGGGCGGCTCTGCCCGCTCCGGAGGAGGAACGTGGACCTCCTGGTCCCGCCGTGCGTCCTCCTCGGCCTGTGTCATATGCTTGCGCCCGTTCGCCTTTAAAACGTCTGTGGGCTGTCTGGGTCCCGGCATGTTACAACACCTCCCGGTCTGTTTGTTTTCTCTTACTCAGGCTCGCCGCTTGCCGGCAGATATCTCCGGGGCGCCCTCCCCGCCTCCTCGCGGCATTTTTCCCGCTCCCGGCGCTCCCGTCCCCCGCGTTTTCTGACCCTCGAAACCTCCCGTGGGGAAAAAATCCTCCACGGAGGGTGCCATGTGGTTGAAAACGAATCCAGGCAGAACTTTTGGGGGTTGGGGGAGGGTATCTGACGCCTTCGGCGTCGTGGATACTAAGCGCGGGCATGACCCGGACACATGCGCATACGCCCAAGCCTGGTCCACTTTTGCTGGGTCGAGGCGCTTACTTTTGGCGCTTTCCGCGCTGTCTTTCGGCCATCTCCAGAGCCGTTTTTTGGTTGTGATGCCGCTCACATAGGCTCTGGAGATTTCTGCGGTCTGTGAATAGCGCCCAGTCTCCACGGTGCGGAATCTTGTGGTCCACCCGCGTGGCCCTGACCCGCTGTCCCTGTTTAGCGCACTCGCGGCAGAACGGCTCACGCAGGAGCTGTGTGGGCCGAAGATCATCCCGCCATTCCGGCGTGTAGTACATCCAGTGCCACGCAGCACTTTCACCGCGCTCCGCCCGCTTGGGCTTATGCTTTGTGCAGTAGCCCTCGCGGGTGAGCTCCGGGCACCCAGGATGCCGGCATGGCCGGAGCGGTTTCTGCGCCATGGGCTATCACCTCCAGGCAAAACAAAAAGCCGGCTCCGACGTCCGCCCCAATCGGGTTGGATCATCGGCACCGGCTCTCAAAGCACTGGCCCTGCTCGATATTGATCATCGTCTCTGTCCGGCAATCCCGGCAGTAGACGATGAGATTTTTGGCCGAGGTATCCGGCCTCACCTGGAGGACCTTACGCCGTCGGCAGGAGGGACACATCAACCATCTGTCCTTGATGACCAGTTTATCAGTTTTTTTCTCAGTTTGCAAGGCGCTTTCTCCTTTTCTACACACCGTGACGAATTATTAAGACTGGTTTCAAGCGGGAAAATTATTAAGCGGCCCTTGCCGCCGTCCTATATTATAGGTATAGCGTTCCGGCTCCCGCTCAGGAAAAAGGAGATACCGGGCCCCCACACAGTCCGCAAAGCCGTATGGGTTTCGCTCACTGAAGCTCTCATAATCCACGGCTCCCATCGGCGGAGCAAGGGTAACGCTGTCACTCGGGATCTCAATGTACTCCACCTGGTATTTTTTGAGATTTCTAGACCCCCGCCAAGTCCTCTCTCCCGGCTTGGCCCGCCCAAACTCCCGGGCCTCCTTCGTCATATACCTGGCAAGCTCACGATAATAATGGACGTCCAAAGGCTCCGCCCGAATATAACCTCCCCCCTGCCACAGGCTCCGCACCTCCTCCAGGTCCTCCAGCGACACACAATTGAGCACTACATGGTGATGGAGCCGTCTGTTCTCCAACTCGTCAAAGTGGTCGTAACATCGACGCTCGTGAAATCCCTCCGTGTTGTATATATATCGGAGCTCTTCGCCCCGTTTTCGGCGGGCCGCGCGATATCGCCGGACAAACCTCTGGAAGCAAGTATCAGCACTCTTCTTGTTGTCCGGGAGGTGAGCATCGTCGTATGTAAAGACCAGCACCCAGTCTCGGGCACCGAAGTTAGTCGCCAGAGTCAGCTCCAACTCTCTCCAGGAGCACTTCAGATTGTAGAACTGCTGACCGGGCGAAGTGGGTACCTGTCGCCTGCCCCGTTGGCGCTGTCCGCTTAAGTCCGGGACTTTTCCCAGGATCTCCAGGTGCAAAAGACCCGCCGTGATGGATTTGATACACTTCGCCATCTCAATCCTCCTACTCCAGGCGGTCCAAGGCCGCACCGATGGCACGCCATGTATCCATTGGCAGCTTGCGCCCCAGCAGCGCGTCTCGGAGCTCTGTCACCGTCAGCTTCTGCTCCGCCGCATCTGCCAGCGGTTCCAAAGAGCCTAACCCGTGGCGGTCCCGGTAATTTCGGAGGCGCTCATAGATCCGTCGCTTCTCCTTCGCGCCGCATCCGGTAAAGGCCGCCTTGCCCTCCAGATTTGTTTCGCTTGGTGTCATCGGAGTTGATGCTTCGCCCGGACCCCCTGTGCCCTGTACCCAAATGCCGCCCAGTTCTGGGAGTTCCAGCAGATCCCACTGCACGCCAGCCCCTACGACGAGGACGCCCTGCTCCAAGCTCTCTTTGACATAATCCCTCATCTGATAGAGGTCCACGTCCGGCGCTGCCGGCACTGTCACTGCCAATACCCTGTTCATATGCGCTCCTTTCCAAAACAGGGACAGGCGGGGCCGCCGCCCCGCCCTCCCTTAACTCGCAGGTCCGCGTTAGCCGCCGGGCTTAACTCTGCTATTACCGCCCGCAAAATGGCACAGCCATGGATGCTACAGTTATGCTCCCATCCGCAGCCGAGGCAGGCCAGGCTGCCAGTCTCAACCGACAACCGGCGCACTGCATCTAGTAGTTCTTTGTTATCCATATCAGCGCTCCTCTCAGGCCGTCTTGACCTGCTCATCATCGGCCGCCGCTTTCCGGCGGGGCACCTTCGGGGCGCCGTCCTCGTTCCGCTTGCTGCCGGCCCGGAGCCACCGCAGCCAGGTATCCAAAAATTTCTTGTGTATCGTCCGGGGACTCACCCGCCCGGGGTTCTCTGGGCAGGCGCTCCTCTCGTTGTCATATCCGTGGATCTGCCGCAGCTGGTTGCCGTCCATCTCCAGAGTGATGTATGGGGTGGCCGGCGCATTTGTCCGGCGGAGGAACAAGATGGTGGTCACGCCCTCCATGTGCCGTTCGGCGTAGCCGCCCACACAGTGGTGCAGGGTCTGTCCCTCCCGCCGGATGGCCAGCCCCGTAGCCGGGAACACGATTTTTAGCCCGTCCAGCTCAAACTCATACTTCAGCCGCCGCTCCTTCAGCGAGGCCGCACGCCTCTTTTTCTCCTCTCTGGCCTGTTTGACGGCCAGTTCCGCAGTGGCGGCGTCATGGGCGGCGTTGAGGTCTTCCGGCCAAATGACCTTACCGTGCTCCATGCACCGCCCCAGCGCCCAGGCCGTCTCCAGGTAGTCCCGGTAGAGCTCGAAGAGGGTGGCGTAGCGGTCCTCGGTCCGTTCCGAGACACGGTCCAGATACCGCAAAAAGCGCTCCGGGTCCAGGTGGTGCTTTTTCAGGAACCGCAGCACCTCCATGGCGCTCAGCTGGCAACCCCACAAATTATGGAAATCCAGACAGAAAGGCAGGTCCCAGCGCTTGCCCCAGTGCTTCCGCACATAATTGCGGATGGCCAGCACCTCCATGGGCGGCTGCACTCCCAAAAACCAGCTCAATTCCCGCTTGTCCAGCCCGAATGCCTTCCGTGGGTCGGTCTCCTCCCAGCACATGGCCGCCACATTTTTCTTCCTAGCATAAATGAGGTCGCGCAGCGGCTGCCACGGTCCTGACTTCACCAGCAATTCCACCTGTCTGGGGTAGACAGCGTAGGCGGTCAGGTAGGAGATGAGGTCATCGAAGTAGGCGGCATACCCTCTGGCCCCGCCGGGGCGGTACTGCCAGTGCTGAAAAAAACCACAGTACCGGAAAAAGGGGTGCTCCTCCAGGGCGTCCCGATTGAGGATGGAATAGGGCTCGTGGTGGTACCAGGAGATGGATCCGCACTTAAAGGGCTCGTTCACCAGCTTCCGGCTGCCCAGCCTGTCCCGCTCATAGGTGATGACCGGCTCGTCGTCCCTGTATGAGCCCTGGTGATCGGCCTGCATGACCTCGCCCCTGGTAAAGCGGTAGCCGCTGGAGCACCAGGCGGTGGGCCGCGCAGTGAGGGCCGCCTCGTTGCCATAGTCCTTTTCCAACGCTAGGGCGTCGGCGTAGAGGGCATCTCCACTTGCATGGAGAAGCACCGTCAGCTCCACCCGTTGCAGGGATTTCCGCTGCTTCGCCTTGGCCAGGTCGATCACTGTCACGCTGCGGCCGCACCAGGGACAGGTCCACGGCTCCTTGTGGGTCAGATGGTCCAGCAGAGCCCGGTGTTCCGCTGTCTCCGTCCGGATCAGGTAGGGCCGGTACTCCTTGTGGCCGCAGCAGGAGGTATACAGCCTCACTCCTCCCAGCCCCGTCAGATCCCCCTCCCTCCGGAAGAACAGATAGTGAGAGAAAAGGTCGTTCATCCGGACCAAGTCCTCCTCGGTGACGGTGGGCCAGCCGTTCAGGATCTCCCGCTCTCGCTCTGTGTATTTCACATGAGTCACCCCCCTCAGAAGAAGTCGGAGAGATCCAGCAGTATGTCGGTCTGCCGCGGCTCCACCGCCGCAGGCTCCAACTGAATACTCATAGAAAAATTGACCTTGGCCCCGTCAAAATAGAAGGATGCAGCCCGACGGTAGGCCTCCAGATCGGAGAGAGAGTTGCCCACCCCCTTGGCCACGTCGGCCATGCAATCCTGGAAGCTCCCGCCCTGGACCACCGCTTGGGCAAACTCTTCATTCTGCCGGCAGAAGTCCAAGAGGGCATCGCGGACGGCTGGCTTCATGACGGACTCCTTTTGACCCTTGGCCTTGTTATACTCTTCCTTCAGGCGGTTCTCGGCCTGCTCAAACCAACTGTTCATTCCACACACCTCCCGATGGCCTCGGCCAGAGCTTTCAGGGCCTTTTCCATCCCCAGAGCGGCGGTCCGGTCCTCCCGGCCCCTGGCCTTGATAAGATATCCCTTCATTTTATTCGCCAGCTCCTGACCCTGAAGAAACAGTACCTCAAACTGGGCCACCTCTTTATCGGTGCTCAGGGCGGCTTTTCTCTCGGCCTTCTCCCGCTCCTCCATGGACTTTTTCAAGATTTCCATCGAAGCCTCGGCCTGCCTCCGCTTGTCGTCGGCTTTCTCCTTGGCCTTCTTCGCCTTGTCCAACTTTGCCTGCATCTCGGCCACAGCCTCCGCTCTGGCCCTTGCGATGGCCTCCGGGTCCGCCGCGGTCTCCACCGCCACTTCCACCGGCCGGTTCTTCAGCTCCGTGAGTTCTCGCTCCAAACGAGTGGACTCCTGATCGGCTCTCTCCTTCTCCGCCCGGGCTGACGCTAAAGCAGCATTGACCAGCCGCATATCGGCCTCCATCTTGGACCTCGCCTGCTCCGCTGCTGCGGCATCGGCTCTGGCCGTTTCGGCCGCCTTCCGGGCCTCGTCCCGGTCCTTGATGGCCTGCTCAAGCTGTCTCGCGGACATGTCGATGACGTTGTGCTCCTCCACGAAGCTGTCCCGCTCCTCCGCCGGCACCGCCAGGAGCATCAGCGCCTTAGAGGCCCCCAAATCCGCCAACGTGTTCGGATTTGACCACTCCCGGGCGAGTTTCATGAACTTTTGTGCCGTCCGCTCGGAGAGCTCCACCCGCTCATTGAGCCAGGGCAGCCACTCCCCGTGGGGCAGCATCCCCTTGGCCTTGATGAGCCGGGCGCCGATGTCCAGGATGGCCTCCCCGGCCTCCCGTTTCAGGTCCAGGATCTCTACCGTGATCGTCTCAATGGTCTGCGGCAGGCTCATCCTGGCGGCGTACTCCGCCTCCTCGGCCTCCTGCCACTTGGCCCGGCGGCGCTTCTCCTGGTCGTCGATCTCATAGCCCGACCGGGCGTTTGCCTCATAGTAAGGGCAGTCCAGCTCCCGGCCGATGTAGGCGCATTTCCGTTCGCACTCGGCCTGGAGGGGACAGCGGTCATTGTTCTGTCTCATATTCATACTCCCTTCCGCCGCTTATACCTTCATTGCCCGCAGGCAGGCGTTGTAATTCTTGGTCAGGGCGGTAAACGCTTCCCCGCTGCCACCGCTATCTGGGTGCATGACCTTCGCCAGCCGCTTATACTGTGTCTTGATATCTTCTATGGAGGCTGGCCGATTTGCAAATCCAAGAGCGGTAAAACAGGCCTCCATGGTTGGTGCCTCTGGAAGTGCTGGCACGCCCTCCAGAAGCATATCAAGGGTAAATATCCCCTTTTCGACCGCCCGCGCAAGCCCTTCCAGCGAATAGACGATCTCCCCAAACAGGTCGCTTTTGTATACCAGCCCTCGGCCACAGGCGGCAGACTTGGCACTTGAGTTTTCAAATCGATAGGTTTTGTCTTTATACCGCATCTCGACGAAGCAGGAGCACCCCGCCTTCCGCTCATAATAGTCGCATTGATAGTGATCTGCATCTACACCCAGACGCCCCATGACACGAGATAGCTTTTTCTCAAAATCCTCCAACGTACCACGATATTGTTTTGTCATATCCGCTCAAAACTCCTCTCCGAGTCTAAATTGCTCCGGGATATCCTCCCGCTTTGGCCTCCGGTAGGACATCCCTGTGATCCGGCTGGACGCCATGGAAAAGGCCAGTGTGCAGCCCCCAACGCCGCCGTGTCGGTTTTTGGCCAGATCCACCTCCAGGAGAGATGGGACGCTGGGGTCCACTGTGCTGCGGTCGGCGTAGTAGTCCTCCCGGTAGAGGAAGATCACCCCGTCGGCGTCCTGCTCCAGGGCCCCGGTGTCCCGCAGGTCAGAGAGCTGAGGCCGCTTGATCTGCCGCCCCTCCACCTCCCGGTTGAGCTGACACAGGGTCAGGATGGGGAGACGGAGCGTCCGGGCCAGATTTTTCAGAGCGCCGGAAATCTCGGTGGTATACTCCACCCGCCCGGCCCGGCGGGAGGCGGCCGGGGGCAGGATCTTGCCAAAGTAGTCCACCACGATGAGCCGCAGTCCGCCAATGCTGCGGGCCAGGGTGCCAATGTCGTCAACCGTTACCGTGGGGGCCTCGTTGGAGTAAAATGTCAGGCTCGCCAGGGACTTTGCGGCCTGACTGACCTTGGCCTCCTCCGGCTCTGTAAGGGGTTGCATCAGCAGTTTCTGGGTCGGAATGCCTGTCTCCCGGGAGATCCGCTTGGCTGCCAATTGTTCGGTGTCCATCTCCAAGGAGATAAAGAGCACCGAATCAGTTTGGGCCACCCGGTCGGCAATGTTAAGAGCCAGGGTCGTTTTCCCCATGCCGGGCCTTGCGGCCAGGAGATAGAGCCCGGAGTTGAGCATCCCGCCTCCCAGCAGCTCGTCCAAGGCCATATAGCCGGTGCAGACATAGCCCCTGGCGTCTCCGGCCTCCACAGCGTCCCGCTGGCGGAAAAAGGCCAGGAAGCTGTCCGCCGGAGTGACCAGCCGCCCAAGGCTGCTCTGGGATGCCAGATCGTCCAGTCTCTGCCCGGCTGCGGAGAGGACGGCGGACGGTGGTTCCCGCCCCTCAACGCCCTCTCGGATGCGATCAGCGGTCTCCATCAGCGCCGCCCGAAGGCTCTCCTCCTTGACCAGCCTGACATACTCCATCACGTTGGCGGCGGTGGGGGTGAGCTCCATGAGTTCCAGCACATACTGCCGTGAGATCTGCGCCCCCATTTTTCGGGCCCGGTCCAGGATGGTCACGGAGTCGACCTTCTCCCCATCCCGCTCCAAGGCCAGGGCAGCCTCGTAGAGGGCCCGGTCACCCTCCAGGCGGAAATCTGTCGGACGGAGCTCCCGCTCCACATCCGTGAGACACCGGTCCGTAAGTAGGATGGCGCCGATGACGCTCTGTTCGGCCATAAGATCTAGCCTATGTACTTCCGGCATCCGGCACAAGCACCTCCTCCCCGTTGATGATCTCCGTGTGCCATCCGGTGAGCTGTCTGGCCCGTGCCTTGGGTGGTCCCACCTTGCCGCCCTGTTTAGGCTCGTCCATCCACCGCTGGTTGCGGAGGTACCGGCAGGCGTAGGGCGCCGGCCAGTCTTCGGCCCTCACCTGCCACTTGAGCGCCCGGGCAATGGCGTCGATGAGCGCGTCATCCGGCTTGAGCCTGTCCCATTCCCGCACGGCGGATACCCGGTCTTCATGGCGGGGGTAGAACTTCCAGAACGCTTCGAACCGCTCAGGCTTCCAGGTGGGGACGCTCTTTGTTTTCTTCTTTTTGGCCTGTCCCCCTTGGGGGACTATAGGGGGTATATATTCTATACTTGTATTATTCTCCTGGACATTTTTGTCGGGAGGGGTGGTGTCAAAATTGTCAGGAGGGGTCCCGACAATTTTGTCGGGAGGGGGTGCTGCTGCCTCCTGTCCGTATACGGCATAGATCCGCCGCTCCAGCACCTCCTGCGTAGCCTCGTCCCGAATCACGTCCACCCGCAGGTACCCCCGCTCCGCCAGCACCGCCAAAAGCCGGGTGACGCTCCGATCGGACAGGCCAAACAGATCCGCAAAGTATCCGTTTTGGGCATAGCAGTACCCCAGCTTGTCCGAGAGGGCGGTCACCTCGCCGTAAAGCAGCTTGGCATTGGGGGGCAGATCCTTGTCGTAACGGACGGATGCGGGGATGACCGCCCAGTAGGCCGGTCGTTCTGTGCCCGCCATATTGCCGTCCCCTCTACAAAAGATACTCGACCCACCCTGGCAGGCCGACAGCGACGATGATACACCCCAAAAACATGGTGCAGTCCCGCAGCATAAGCAGCGCCCGGCGGCGCTCCGCCCGGGTCATTTTATGCCATGCCCGGCGCTGGGCGGTAAAAATACCCGTCCTCCGCCGACGTTTGCGGCCAGCCCCAGCGGGTCTCCAGTCAGCGTCTATGTAATCCATACTCCGATCCTCCTCTTGATGATGGCCGTGCCGCTCCTGGCGCGGCGGGTCGCGGTGACGCCGAGAGGCGCGGCGCCCCGGCCCGTGCGTCCGGGCTCCGCCTGGTCCCCGCCGCCCCAGCGGCGGCACGGCCTTGATGGACACTCACAGGGGCGCCTTGTCACAGACCCAGCCGTTGGATAAGCTGCATACGATACCGCCGGACAGGTCTACCCAGTGCTCCTCACGGGTGTCATCGGTCGCCTCGAAGCGAAAGTGCCGCCTCACTCGAAAGCCCAGCTCCCGAAGATAGCGTAGCCGCTCCTCCTCGCTGCCTAACGTCACCAGACACTCGGGATATCCTCCGCCGTGCCCGGCCTCAAAGGTAATGTACAGCTTGTCCAGCGCCTTGGGCCAGTCCTCTTCCCGCTTGGCTTTCTGGGCATCCCACTTGGCCTGGAGCTCCGCCATGATATCCCGCTCCATCATGCCGGCTCCGCCTCCGCCCAGCGGGCATCTTCCATGGTTTGTTCCGCCGACTCTGCCCCGAAGCGCACAACCGTCATCCCATCCGGCGTCCGGGCCTCCACCTTCCACCCGTCGCACATGGCCTCCACTTTTACGATCTTGTTCACATACATCCTCCTTCCTTTTCAGTGCAGGGCGGCTTCTAGCTGCCGCCCCGTCTCTTGACGCGGGTGCGGTTAGGCTTGTCCACTGGCGGGGCTTACCCGCCTTGCGCCTCCCTGATCTTCCGGCCCGCCCGGATGAAATCGACAATGAGCGACTTCGCGTCCTCCGGTAGTTCGTGATTGTCTAAGTACGTGCTCAGGTCTTCGCAGATGGACCCGTCGGCCATGATATTTGTGACCTTGACTCCTTCTTTCACGATGTCACCTCCTGCTGGGATGCTATGCGGATGGGCTTGGGCACTTTCCGCTATAGGTGATTGGTAATTCTTCTCGCCTTCGGGCTCACACACTGGTAGCGGGTCTTTTATGCGCTGTTCCGCTTGCCCCCTCCCCCGCCCTGTGGTATGATTTGGGTGGTGGGAGGAGGTGAGAACATGTATCTGTTTAAATGTAAATGCGGCGCTCTCTTTACAGTCAAAAAACTTGGAGGCAGACACTTGGTATGCCCGGATTGCAGAGAGACCTATCCGATTACAAGCTATTCTGATCAGAGTGAAATTGAATCGGAACGCACGAAATCCGGGCTAGATGTTCGCATCATTCCAGATGACGCCAAAATCACCGTCACATTCGATACCTAACTTCGCGTCAGCCGTCGGTGCCAGCCGTCGGCTGATTTATTTTCACCTGTAACGAGGTCTGTGTGATGCTGATTTCATCCAGCGTATCACGGAGTTCGTCAAGTAAGCCCCTTGCCTTTTCCGTTGCTGCTATTAGCTCATCCAATCCTTCCATCTCCAGCGTGATTCTCGGTAGCTTTGCCATGCTTTCCCCTCCTTTCTAACTGGCGTATTGGTCGCCGTCTTCGGCAAATAGGTACTCAAATCGCTTGCCGAAATACGAGCAGTATGCCTTGCATTCGTCCGCCGAAAAGCGCCCGCTCTTTATCTTTTGCTGATATGCGGTTCTGCTGACCCCTATGATCTTAGCCATATCTTCGTCGGTCAGATGGCGATACGTTTTTTGGCCGAGCAAGTTTGGATACATTTCCACACCCCCAATCGTTGGCATTTCGCCAACCTGAGTATAGTATAATGGCGTATCGCCAACTTGTCAAGAGGGGAAGCATAAAAAAGTTGACAATGCGCCAACATCGTGAGATAATGCACCCAAGGAGTGAGTCTCATGAGTTTTAGTGAAAACCTTAGGGCCGCAAGAGAGAGGCGCGGCCTCACCCAACAGCAAGTCGCCGATTTAATGGGTATAGATAAAAGCACATATTGCGGATACGAGACCGAAAAGAGGCAGCCAGATGTCCAGAAACTCAAAAAGCTGTCAAAAATATTAGGTGTATCCGGAGATGAGTTGCTGGAAACCGGATATGAAATAAGGCCCACCCCCGGTTCCGAGAGTGGGCCAGCGTCTGAAATTTCAGGACTTATCGACCAATTGACACCGGAGCAGCAACGCTTGATTCTTGCCCAGATAAAAGGGATTTTATCAAGTCGAGAATAACCGCCTGTTCCTCATCCGTAAGCTGTGGGAAAAGGCGCAATATCTCCGCTTTGTCGCTTGGCATAAGTATTCCCCTTTCCCAGGGGCGCGCCTCACTGTTTTGAGCTCTACCTAATTTTACCACGCTACACTTATTTTTGTCACTAGCAATTCTTCCCTCCATCGTGTCCTCCGATCTCCCGCAACCCTTGTCAGTGACTTCATGATAGTACGTTTGTTCTATGCAGTCAACCCGGAAATGTTGCCAAATTTCAACGTGCATTTTCTGCGTTTTGACAAATTTCACATGTTCCCTGAATAGTCCGGATTATGGGACACATAAATTGTTATTGTTACCCCACCGCCGGAGGGCGGTGAAATATGGAAAGAGGAGAGGATAGCAATGAAATCGAAAATCTTGTCTCTCGTGTTGGCATTTTCTTTGGCGCTCTCACTGTCCGCGTGCTCCAATGCGGTAGACGGATCCACATCCATACCACCCGAGACTTCTGAGCAAACTCCAGAGCCCGCACCATCGACTTCTTCGTTGCCCCAAGATGATAGAGGTATCCCTGGAATGAAGGCATCTACTATCAGGTTCGTGCTTGAGTCCGCATTTGGTGTGCCATGGACACTTGAAAACATCAAAACCGGAGTGGAGGCTGACTACTGCTATTCGTCCTGCTCTAGTTCCGGGTCTGATAATGATTCTGTAACCTATGACTACTCTATCTCCATGGATGCTGACGGAGAAATCATCGGAGCATCATTCGGCCTGTCCGCCAATCTTGGGACTTCGGAACAGGATCTTTTGCTCGCTGCGGATCTCTATTTTTACGCTGTAGCAGTTTTACCGTATGACACATCTGATGAAGAAACCATAACAACCTGGTTTGAGGATGAACTACCCTATGCGTCCAGTGATGGAACGTCTACAACAATTGGCGATGCGACATTTACTCTATATGGGATCCCCGGTGGATCGTACTGGGTAGATATCAGTAAATATACATAATTAATCAAAGGAGGTAGCCACATGCTGGAAGAAAAAGACCTACAGGCAATCGCGCAAATCATGGATTCCAGAATCGGAGAGTCCGAAAAACGAATGGCGAACATGATGGACCAGAAGCTGGCGCAGCAGAAGCGGGAGATCATGCAGGAGGTGGGCGTTCTGATCGAGAACGAGGTCACACCCAGGTTCGATCTGCTGGCCGAGGGACAGGAGGATATCCTGCGCCGAATGCCCAACGAAGATGATATGGATATCATCGACGGCCGCCTGACCACCCTGGAGGCATCTGTCAAGAAGCTCAACCGTGAAGTGGCCCAGCTCAAAAAGGCACAATAAAAATGCCGCCCCCGGTGCTACCAACACCAGGGGCGGCGTGAAGGTGTAGACCACAGAGCGGCGGCTACCCTTCCATTTTACCCAGACGGGAGGATTTTGTCAATGTCCAAAGAAAACATGCTGGTCTTTGGCTACGCCCGCGTGTCCACCGACAACCAGCTTGAAAACTACTCCATCGAAGAGCAGACAGAGCGCCTGAAAGCTTACTGCGCCGCCAAGGGCTGGACTTTGCTCCAGACCTACGTGGACGGC